CTGGTCTAATATTAGATTTAATAGTACTGTCTAAGTTAATCTCGCCTGATGTTTGATCCCATAATCTAGTTGAATCGTCAGCAAATACTGAACCGTATAAGTCTCCTGAAAACGTTGCTGATACAAGAGTACCTGCTCCGCCTAACGCTGGACTTTGAAGTTCAACAACAGGAACACCATTTCCATCTAAAACGCTACCAGTTAAATCACCAGTAACATCACCAGTAACATCACCAGTAACATTACCAGTTAAATCACCAGTAACATCACCAGTAACTGTAGCACCAGTCATGTCTACTGAACCTGTGAATACTGCGGTAGATGAGTTCTGAATTGGTCCAACAACTTTACTAGCAATGGCGTCAAGTAACGGAGTAGAATCTTCGCCAAATACTGAACCTTTTACATCGCCGTCTAGTGTTCCTGCGATTGTGTTAGATGTAATAGCATTGGCCTGTACGCTATTAACAACTGCTAGGTTCCATCTTTTGCTAGTTGAACCAAGAGCATAAGTATCTGTTTGGTCCGGTATAATGTCTGAAGTTAATTCAGCATTTAATGTAATGCCATCTGTGTCAGCATCACCTAGTGTTAGATTTCCATCTGCTGTGATATTACCTTGAGCATGTATATTTCCTGTAACATCAATGTTACCAGTAATGTCAATATTACCAGTTCCTGTAATGTCGTTGCTGTTTAGCACAATGTCACTAATAATTGCACTTCCACTAGCAAGTAATTTTCCACCTACCGCTGTACCATCGCCAACGTATAGGGCTTTTGTATCTGTTGTGTAAATGAGTTCACCGGCAAGAGGAGTAATTGTTTGTCTCTCTGCGTCGGTTCCTCTTCTGATTCTTAAGGCCATTTGTTTTATATCTCCGTTATATTATCGTTCCTAGATCAACATCATTTTCAGATGGTGCTAGTATATTTCCAAAATCGTAGTCACTTATCTGATAAAGTGCTTGTACCGCATTTTGTGGATTTTGGTCAATAGTCCCAAAATCATTATCAAAAAGTGCATTAAGTATACTGGTTTGAGTTTTTCCGCCATAACTTCCTACAAAGTTTGTAGCGGTAACGCCACCAGTAATGTTAATTGATCCTGTACCTACAATGCTTTGACCATTTAAATCTAATGGTCCAGTTAACTGAGCATTAACAAGATCAGCACTAATTGTAATTTGTTTACCTGAAGATTCAACTTGAACGTTTGAACCTCCAATTAATGTTAGTGTATCACTTTCTAAAGTAGCAAGTGAATTACCACTGTCAGTTATAATATTCGCAAACGAATTTGCTTGATTTTTACTAACAGTAATATCATCAGCATTCTGCGTGACTGTGATACCAGTACCAGAAACAATACTTCTAAATTTTAGTAAATTAGCTTGTTTTTCAACAAAACTTTCTGCTCCACTACCAAGATTTTGACCCGTAACGGCTAGTTCATTACTTAGTGAAGTAAAGTTTTTGTTTACTTTATCAAATGCGGTACGTAAATCATCGCCTGTACCATCATTTACTAAATTACCAATATTAATTTCTTCGATTGCCATTACATGCTCCTACTAACTATTTATCCTAACGCCTGATTCGAGGTCTTGGATACGCTACTCCAGAATTTGGTCTTGCTTTATAATTACGTTTAGGATACGTAGTTCCTTCACTTTTTCTTTGTTGTCTATATCTTAATACAAGATTTGGTGATCCTAAAAGTGCTTCAATATCTTCATAATTTCCTGACCCAGTGTCACCTAAAGTATTTGGTTCAGCCATTGCTACAATCATATCTCTGGCCTCCTCACAAGTCATGTCAGGATACGTTTGGCAAAGGCAAGCAATAACACCAGCAACTTGAGGACTGGCCATACTTGTTCCTGAAATTTTTCCAACCCTATAACTTGAGTTTCTTGGATCTCCATACGAGCTAGCCGTTGTGTAAGCACTTTGAATATAAGTTCCAGGTGCCCAAATTGTTATTCCAGGACCTCTATCACTATAATCAGCTGGTTTTTCTCTAAGCGATGTATAATCTCCCATTGCTCCAACACAAATAGTAGGCAAGTCATAACCGCCAGATGCTGTAGTATCAACTCGAGTCGGCGAAGTTCCTCTCATATAATAGTAAGGAAAGTTTACTGAATCAGGATAGCGGTTTGCCATTTCAAATGTATTATCCCAATCCTGATCCCCAGGAGCGGCATGGTACCATTGACCATTGCCTGCCGCACCTATGTTGATAATTCCTTCGTCAATAGCATCTTCAACATCTGCGTCTAGAGCATCGACAGGAACAGGTATTCGTTTACCAGATATAAATCCCCAGTCATTAAGTTGTTCTGTTGTAAATGGCACAATATCTGAAGTAACTTGATTGTTTTGTTCTATAGTTACTCTGAAATTTTCTGGATTGTCTTCGTCAAATCTTACTTCCCAGCGTATACCAGGATCGCCAAGTGTTCCCGAACTTGCCGCATTTCCTTCAAATACAACTCTATAGTATTCTGTGCCTGGATTAGAAGACACAATAATTTGGCCATTCATATTGGTATGATTGCTACATTGATAGAAGTAGGTGCCTGCCGCAGTAGGAGTCCAACTTACAGTGTTACCACTAACGGCACCTTGTCCAGTTGCTCCAGCTACTTGACTACCTGTACCTGTAATTTGAGCTGTTTTGAAATACATAGGATGAACAAAGTTTGAATTGTTTGTGATTTCTAAAGTGTCGCCTACTAGTATATTAATAGTTGCGTTATCTCCACTAACTGCTCCATTACGATCAGTACCGTTACTTAATGAAAATGCTATGTTACTGTTGTTAACAGCATCAATAGTATAAGTGTTTACAGGTGTAGCATAATTCCCTGTTGGTTCAGTTCCATAATAAATTCTTTGACAGCTTGTATCCGGAGCGTTACCACCAAATCGTTCTCCACTTCCTATCATAATTTTAGCATAAGGAACATTAGTTGGAAAAATGTTAGGTTCAGTAGTTGAACCACCACCAAATGTAATATAACTATTTGTTCCTACATTAATTTGAGTATAATCAGTACTAAACATAGTAAAAGTAAATGGTAAGTTTAGTGTCCAGTAACCGTCATCATTATCTCCTGTAGTAGGACTAGTTAAAGAATTTAATCCTGCTACAGAATCAATACTAACATTTGCCTCTCCAGTTGCTCCCCTTGTAGCAGTAGCTGCAGGAGTTGAGTCTTGAGTAACATTAAGGGTAACATCAATGTTAGTATCAAAGGTACAGTTAGGATTAGGTTCAGTGCCGTAATTTGTAGTAATGTTTATAGTATATGTTCCATCTTTTTGTACAGTAAATTGTTCATCGATTGTAGCGGTTACTGAAGCACCAGTATATATACCATCAGTGTATGTTGCCACAACCACATTATCTGGATCTCTAATTTCAACTTCGATATCTAAATCAACAGTACCTGTAGGTGTAGCATAAGTTATTTCTTGGAATACGTCTACAGTAAAGTTTCCGTATCTTGTACCACCTTGTGGTAGAGTTTGTACATAAACTGTGTTAGTAGTAGCTGATTTTAATGTATCATTAAGGAAAGCTCTAGTGCCACCTGAAACAGTCCATCCACCTCCACCAATAAGTCCTCCCGTTGGAGAAGGATTTAATGTACCTTCTGTATTACCAGGGTTCGGAGTTCCTGAAGTTGTACAGGCAAATTGTACCCAATCGTCTTTTGCTCCGTCGCCTATGTTATATCTAAAACTGGCTAAATCTGAGGAATTGTCTGCGCTGTATATTCCTGAAAACCCTGTAGGAGTTCCCGTGCCTGAAGTTGCTGTATATCTAGTTCCTCTATATGTAACTGCGGTAATATCATTAAAGGTCCATTGTGATGGAAAAATACTCATCCCCCAACTGCTGTTCACCACTGTAGGATTTTTTATACCGGTATCTGGATTAACAGATTTTGTTCTATGAAACTCTCTTACATAATCGTATACGTACGGAAAGTTAGTGTTTCCGACGTCGCCAGCGTAATAGTAAATGTTATATAGATTAGCATCTCTGGCCCAACCTTGTGTATTACCACCTGCTGTTCCCATTACGTGTAAAGCATGGTAGTTACCGGAAGTATACTGTCCATATGTATAAGTACTACCTGCTACGCCTCCAACTTCATTGTTATATAAAGCATACCAGTCGATTAAGTTTACTCTAGAACCTCCAGTCCCGTCAACATTAACAGCATATTCTGGGTGACCTGTTGCTTGTCCATCAGCATCCATAATAACTATGTCTACATTCTTACCAGTTTCTGTTAGTGTAATTGTTTGCGTATTATCACCACTCCAATCATTGTGAACTCCACCTTCGACACATCTAAGCAAACCCCAATTTTTATGATTACTATTTTGTACTGACTCTCTATTGAAATTTGAAGTTTGTGTTATGACATGACTTGAAATAGATACACCCATTTCTGAAGGATGAGGTTGTACAGCTCTTACATCAGGATGTAGTTTTAAACTAACTGCTTCCTTTCTAGTTAGATAATAAGATGTAGATCTGCTCTTCGGACGTTCTTGATCTATCATAACAGGTCTAGTGATTACAGTATTGGTAGGTGTAGTATCTGCTGTTGTTAATTCTTCGTGAATACGAAGCATGCCTTCCATATTTTTAGCAGTTACAATGTAACGTCTTTGTGTAACGTCTCTAGCCATGCTATTATGCCTCTAACTGAATTAGTGTAAGTGTAACAGTAAATGTTCTTGTGCCGCCTGATTTATTTTTAACTGATATAGGTATTACATCAGTAACAGGACTTTCATTATTAAAACCTAGTACAGCCGGACTTATCAATACTGTATCAGCACCTGTTGTAATAGTTTCAACTACCACACCAGCACCTGGAGCTGGATCATCTGTTTCTAATCTTGAAGCATCTGCGGTTCTACTTGCTTGATCAGTATAAACCCTAACCCATGCCGCGGCATCAACTTGTAATTTTAATACCATGTATCCTTTAAAGGCTCCTGTGATATTAGTGGTTGCTGTTACTCCGTCAGCAATACTAGATGTTGAAGCTGATTTAGTAGTTCTAGATCCTAATCCAGTACCACCACCGCCAGCGGCCGCGCCCGGCTGCCATCTTACGTTAGCCGCGTCCCATACAAGAGCTTGTCCGTCTGTTGCTCCTACTTGATCTAATTTATATGTATTGAGTACGCCATGTAATCCATCAACTAACACACCTGAACTATCTTCAGAATAAACACTACCAGTAACATCACCATCTATATTTCCAATAACGTTACCAACAACACCACCAGTGTGTGTACCTTGTGTGTTACCTACAATAGTATTTGAAAAAGTTTTAACTCCGGCAATAGTCTGGTCGCCCGCTGTATACACTCCATTTGTGACTGTGCCAGCGTTACCACTAACATTACCTGTTACATTTCCTGTAAGATTTCCAACAACGCCTTGGCCTGCCTGTAAAACACCATTAGCATCAATATAAACATCGCCGCCGTCAACTTTAAAGTTAATAATATTTGTTGCTCCATTAGAAGCATCAAAAGTAAAATCATTATTAGCATCATTAATGCTCATGCCGCCTGAGAATGTTATACTATTTGTAGAAATAGTATTTCCAGTAGCATCAATAATCATTGAACTGTCATCAGCAAAAACTGATCCAGTAACGTCAGCAGTAATACTTCCTACATCAACATTATTTGCGTATATATTATCCCAGCGTTGTGTCGGTGAACCTATGTTATAACTAGCCCCCCACGCTGGTGTAATGTCCTGTGTAAGATTTGTAAGTATACCAGTTGTTGCTTGTGAGTTTACAAACAGAAAATTATCGTCGACTACCTTTAGTACTTCATTTACTTTGTCCCAGGTTAGTGGGTGATTAGTTGAATTATATAGAGTTGTTAATGCCATTATAGTCTCCCCACCGCTACTTCAATTGTTCCTATTCGATCACTATCATAAACATCGATAGCTTTACCAATAATTGTTCCTGGCTTAGCATCTCCGCCTGCGCTTGTAGCAACTCCTGGTATACCACTAGCAATAATAAGATCTCCTTTTTCAATTTTTCCTACTACCTTACAAGGTACTCTACCTTGTAGTGCTACTAGAACTTTTTTGCCTTGACAATCAGAATTCATAATGTAAGCGGCTTCAGTACTTACTACACCGGCAACTTTATGTGTTCCTAATTCTCCGGACAATGTAACTTCTTTATCGCCCCCGAATTGAACAACTGTTCCTGGTTCGTATGTCTTATCACCCTCATAATACTCTGCCAAGTCAGCCCAAGTAGCTTGCATTCTACTACCTGCTGTTAATTGCCAGTTACCTTCAATGTAACCAATTGCTGATGTATTACCATTTTCTGCTGTAAGTGTTCCGCCGGAACCTACTTCAACTCTACCAGAACTACCTCCAGCAGTTCTAAATTTGTGTACACCTGCTCGATATTCAGTAAAGTGATTAGCGGCAACGTTACTAAACTGTGCCTTAATAGCAACTTCACCATTACCGTTTCTGTAGTTAACATAGTAAGCATTGTCAGCTGAACTTTGTTCGTGTTTTGTAATTACAGGTGTAGTCGAAGTTTGGTAAGTCATCCATATACCTTCTAGGTCTGAAGGATTACCACTTTCAACACC